TTACCTGTGATCGTTCTCTGGGAGAGACAATCAGAGCACATACGCGCACAGCAAAACAACGAGACTATTTTGCTGTCACAGCTCGCATTACTGCATTAGAACGCCCCTGGTTCGCTGTACAAGACGACACCGTTCAGCCGACGAAGGGCAGAACGATTATTGCACATGGGCATCTTCTCGATATGGTGCCGCTGGAGAAACAACCGGCGCGCACTCCTGCATTGTCACCCCACGTACCCTGTAGCGGACTCCCTCTTGATGAGGAAATGGCTTGTGAAATGACGCGCGCGAGAACTCCCTCGCGCCCCTAACCCGCCGCCCCCCCCACGCGCGCCTGACGCCACGGTGCCGTGCCGCGCGCTTGACACGTCGCGATTTCTGCGTACACTTCCCGGCATATACCACACGAAACCGGAGCCGTGGGGCGGGGGGAACTGCCTTCACAGCTCCGGTTTTTTTGTGGCCATAGCCGGCTCCGGAGCCTGGTAGTCATCGCCGCTACCAGGCTTGAGGAATGCGGCCACCGTCGAGGTCGTGCGGGTGGCAAAGTTGACAAAGTTGACAGCCAAAACGCGCGCGAAATTTGTGGAGATCCTCCGCAAGACCGGCAATGTGACCCTGGCAGCGCGGGCGATCAAGACGTCAAGGACGGCCGTCTACGAATGGCGCGCGCAGCTTGCGGCGTTTGCCCAGGCGTGGGATGAGGCGCAGGCCGAGTACGACGACTTCCTGGAGTGTGAAGCCGATCGACGCGCCACGAAAGGTGTCAGGAAGCCCGTCTACTGGCGCGGCCAGCGCGTTGGCCACGTGCGCGAGTACTCGGACGCGCTCCTCATGTTTCGCTTGCGGGCGCGGCGTCCCGACGTCTATCGCGAGCGCACGGACACGACGCACACCTTCACGGGACCGCTCGTAGTGGAGCAGACGCAGTATGGCGACGAGAATCCAGATCCCGTATAGGTACACGCCCCGGTCGTACCATCGGCGCATCTATGCGGCGTGGCAGCGCGGGTGCCGGCATATCCTGCTGGTCATGCATCGGCGCAGTGGCAAAACCGAGAGCCTGATCTCCTTCGTACCACAGCCCATGCTGCAGCGGAAAGGGAACTACTTACATATCTTCCCCTTCCTCAAGCAAGCGCGGGAAATTGTGTGGGACGGGATCGGCCGGAGTGGTTTGCGCTACATCGAACATTTTCCGGCAGCGCTCCGGCAGCGGCCGCCCAACAAAAACGAGCTGAAGATCACGCTGCGTGACACGATGCAGCCGGCCTGGCCCGGCAGCACGTATCAACTCCTCGGAACCGATCGCAATGTCAACGCCGTGGTCGGCGGGAACACGGTGGGAGTCATCTGGGATGAGTTCAGCTTACAAAATCCGCTGGCACGTGACTACGCCAGGCCGATTCTCGCGGAAAACGACGGCTGGGAAATCCTTGCCTATACGCCGCGTGGCGAGAACCACGGCTATGACCTCTACCAGTATGCGATTGCCCAGCCCGACTGGCACGTGGAGTATCTGACCGTGGATCACACCAGGCGCGACGCTCCAGGCGAAGATGGCACGCCCGTCATTACGGACGCGGCCATTGACGCGCACCGCCAGGAACTCCTGGCGCGCGGTGTGCAGGGCGTGGATGCGCTGATCGAGCAGGAATACTACCTCTCCTGGAAAGCGCCGATGCCGGGCGCCTACTGGGCCGACGAGCTGCTGAAAGCCGAGCGTGACGGACGGATCACGACCGTGGCCTACGACCCGTCCAGGCGTGTGCACACCGCGTGGGATCTGGGCACGTCGAAGGCCCACGACACCAATAGCGTGTGGTTCTGCCAGATGCACGGCAACCGGGTGCTGGTCATGGACTATCACCAGGCAAGTAACAAAGGGGCGGACTACTACGCGCAGATGCTCGACCAGAAGGGCTACCTCTACGGGAAGCATTTTGCCATGGAGCAGGATCTGGGCGAAGCGGACTGGGGCACCGGGAAAACGCGGGCCGAGCAGCTCACCGAGTTCGGCTACTGCTTCACGGCGGTGCCGAAGTGGCCCCTGGTGGACGGCATCAACGCCGCGCGTACCCTCCTTTCGCGCTGCGTCTTCGATGCCGAGCACACCCGCCAGGGGTTGAACGGCCTCAGATCGTACCGGCGCGAGTGGGACGAGGAGAAAAAGGTGTTTCACGACCGGCCGCTGCACGACTGGGCGTCACATCCGGCGTCGGCGTTTCGCTACCTCGCGGTGGGCCTGGCGGTCCAGGAGCACGAGGAGCCGCCCTTCGGTGGGCGCTCACGCCGCGCGCGCCAGCAGCCCGGCGCCGACTTTAACCCCATGGGGAGGTGGTAGCTATGTCCTTCTTTGGCGACACGCCAAAATTCCCCGAGCCCCCGGCGCCCCGCACCCCGCCGCCGACGCCGACGCCGCTGCCTCCACCGGCGAGGACCTCCGAGGCCGTGCAGGGGGCCGAGGAAGAGACACGCGCGCTCGCCCGGAGGCGCGGCCGGCGCCAGACGCTGCTGACGCCCGGCGGTGGGGCCGGCGATACGGGGCCGGTGGTCTCGACGCGCAAGACCTTGCTTGGAGAATAGGCCATGCCCGCACAGTCCGAGTCACAGGCCCGCACAGTCCGAGTCACAGGCCCGCACAGCCCGGATTGCGCAGGCCGCCACAGAGGGGACGCTCCGGGTAGACAGCCTGAAGCCCGCAGGACTGAGGAGTGCCGTCCGCTCGATGACGACAACCCAACTGGGTGACTATAGTTCGACACAGCCGAAGAAGCGCACACTGGTAGGATGACCCATGCCGGCAGACGTAGCACGCATCATGCGCGAACGTGACGCCCTGGCGAGCCAGACCCACGCCTGGCTCCAGGACTGGCAGGATATTGCTGACCTCATGCTGCCAGGGCAGAGTGATATCCTCTCCTGGCGCCAGCCGGGGACGACACGCACGCGCCAGCTCTACGATTCCACCGCCATGTGGGCGCTCGATACCTTCGTGGCACACCTGGGGGCCTGGATCACCAACTGGCAGATGCTGTGGTTCGGCCTGCGCATGCGGTCCTTACGCGACAATCAGGAGGCGGCGCGCTGGCTCGATGACGTCTCCCAGATTCTGTACGAGGAGATGGTCTCGGACGAAGCGCCGGTCACGACGGCGGTGCACGAGGCGTACCGCCAGTACGCCGGATTCGGCACGGGCGCCCTCTACCTCGATGAGCAGCAGATGGCCGAGCGCCTCACACCAGGCTTTCGCGGCTATGAGGCGCACTCGCTGCTTATCGGCACCTACTACACGGCAGAGAGTGCGACGGGCCGCGTCGATACCCTCTACGAGGACCGCGAGCTGTCGCCGCACCAGGCCGCGGAAATCTGGGGCAAAGAGGCCCTGCATACGAACGTCCAGGACGCGCTCTCGGACGACGGCGCCGCTCGGCGCTTCGAGCCCGGCAAGTACCTCCACGCCGTCTACCCGCGACGCGACCGCGACAGAGGGCAGCGTGATGCGAAAAATATGCCGTGGGCCTCGTGCTGGGTGGATGTCACGCACAAGCACCTGGTACACGAGTCGGGGTACCGGTGGTTCCCGTACCTGGTCTTCCGGTGGGAGAAAATCAGCCAGCACACGCCCTGGGGCTTTGGCCGCGGGCATATCGTGCTGCCGGAGTCGAAGACGCTGCAGCTCATTGACAAGGACGCGCTCCGGGCCCTCCCCATGACCATCCTGCCCCCGGGATGGCTGGTCGGGGAGAGTCGCGAGACCATCGGCCGGGTGTCGCTGCTGCCGGGCACGCTCAACCCCCTGGCGAAGGGCGGCTCGTTCGTGCCGTACGCGTCGGGCTCGCGCATGGACCTGGCCCAGCTCCAGATCGAGGAGCGGCGCTCGCGTATCCTGCGGGCCTTTTACATCGACCAGCTCCAGTTTTTGCCGGAGACCACGCAGCGCACGCACCGCACCCTCGGCGAACTCATGCTCCGCCGCCGGCAGATGGCCCGCATCATGGGACCGGCGTTCTTCCGGTTGCTGGCCGAGTTCCTGAACCCGTTTATCGACGTCTCGTTCTCGCTTATGCTGCATGCTGGCGCCTTCCCGCAGCCGCCCGACGTCATCATCGAAGCGGCGCTGGCCAACCAGGGGCACATCAACGTGGAATACCTGGGACCGCTGGCCCGAGCGCAAAAGGAAGACGACGTCGAGGCCATTACCGAGGGCGTGGAGTTCGTGCTGCAGCTGGCCGAGCGCACGGGGGACCGGGCGATTCTCCAGAACGTCGCGCTCGATGACACGGTCGCCCGCTTCTTGCGCGCGCGGGGCTTCCCCGAGCCGCTGATTACCGATCGGCGCTTTATGGAGGCGGTGCGCGCCCAGGCGCAGGTGCAGGCAGAGCAGCAGGCACAGCTTGATACCGGCAGCCAGGTCGCGAAAGCGGCCGGGGACGCGGCGCCCGCGCTCGACGCCATCCGGGAGTTTACGGGTGCCCAGGCTTAACGACTTTGAGGCGTGCAGTGAGGCGGAGTTCCACGCCGCGCTGTGCTCGATGCTGGTGATGCCCTGGGGCAGGCAGGTGATCGGGTACCTGGTGCACACCTATCTCCTGGCGCATCCGCCTCTTGAGCCCGAGCAGTGCCTGCGGTGGGTCGGGCGTCAGGATCTGGTGCGCGAGCTGCTCGACGCGATCGACGAAGCGCGTGTGCCGAGGCAGACACGCGAGGAGGAGGATACCCAGTGACACGGCGCTTTCCGCTGCTGATGGCCGAGGCCGGTGCCGATGGTGGTGCTGGCGCGGGCGCAGGTGCTGACACGGGCACGGGCGCTGCCGGCGCGACCCCGTGGACCGAGACGATGTTCGAGGACGCGGCGCTGCGCACGTCCCCGACATTCGCGCGCTACAAGAGCGCCGATGACTTCGCGCGCGGGCATCTGGAGCTGGAGCGCAAATTCGGCGAGCGCCCCCAGGGCCTGCAGGTCCCGGGCCAGGACGCCACACCCGAGGCAGTACAGGCCTTCCGGACGGCGCTCGGCGTGCCGCAGACGCCGGACAAGTACACGACCACGGCGCCCACCATGCCAGACGGCATGCCGCAGATGGCGCCTGAGGCCTTTCAGGGCTTCCTCGCCGAAGCCCACAAGGCGGGCATGACCGACGCGCAGCTTGCGCCCATCGTGCAGTGGTACGCGCAGTACAGCGCGCAGCAGTGGCAGGCGTTCCAGGAAGGGGAAGGCGCCCAGCGCCAGGCCGGCTACGAGCAGCTCAAGCAGCACTGGGGCGCCATGGCAGACCATAACATCGCGGTCGCCATGGAAGGCCTGCGCCGGGAGTTCGGCGATACGGGCTGGGTCGAGACCATGGTAGCGAAAGACGCGGACGGACGCCCCCAGCTCCTCGGTAACGTGCCGCAGTTCGTGCAGATGGCGTATGAGCTGGCACGCTTGAAAGGGCACGATCGCTTCGTACCGGGTGGCGCACACGGCGCTACGAGCGCGCAGGACGCGCAAGAGCGCATTAACCGCGCGCGCGGCGAACTGCGTGAGGGCCGCATGACGCCGGCAGATTTTCAGGCCGTGCAGCAACGCTACGGGCCGCTGGCGTACGGCAGCCAGCGCGATGGACTCCAGGTCGGGGCCTTTACGGGCATCGATCTCAGAGAAGAAGAAAGGTAAGACGTCTAGGCACTCCTTATGCACAGACTGTATAAACCACATGACTGTACTCGGCTGGTATATCGGGAAGATTGGTCTGATTGGACGTTCGGCGTGCCACCCACGCTAGGACGCTGCCCGCATTGTGGCGCCGGGCTGTTTGGGTGCGTGAAAACGTGGTACACGTTCCCTGACGGCGCTCAGGAGGTGGGAGATATACAGCTGGGCTGTCTGGGCAGGCCTGAGGTCTGGGCTGTCCCAGGCCCAGAGGCCCTCCAACTGCTATTGTGCTCTCCGCACCCGTATGAGGAGAGCTCCAGGTGGGAGTGCTATACGTCCGTGCAACAGTGGATACGCCAGGCCATGAGGGCGGCGGGCGTGCATAGTGCGTCCGGGAAGCTGGTCGCACGATGGCACGATGGCGTGTGGCATGACGTGACATCCTCCTCTCCCTGAACGGGGAGGTTTCTCGGAGGTTCTTGACAAGGCAAGAGCAGGAGGGACAGACCTGGCCGGGGACTCGTCGGGTGGACGATCCGGCCCAACACCCACCCCGAAGAGCCACGTGAAGGCTAGAGAGATCGGCAGGTGCCGGCACTCTCTCGCTCATGGCATCAAGCCCTGAGCACTGAGGTAGGACATAATGCCCGTTGAAGGCTGGCAAGTAAGGGCGTATTTCGACAACGTGCACCACAAGGCGCAGGAATCGCGCGCCAAAGTGGACGGCACGACGATGATGAAAACGCAGCGCGCGCGCATGATCGGGTTCCCGGTCCTGGCGGTCGCTGAGGGCGAGACGCCGACCTCACGGTTTGCGCCGACGCCCAACAATACCCCGGCGGCGACGATGCGCTGGGCCTTTCCCACGCCGTGGCGGATCAACCTCATGGAAGATCAGATCGACGAGTGGGAGCACATGTGGCAGGCCGAAAGCGAGTACGTGACCACCGCCGCCGCCGCGCTCAACCGGACGCACACCAGTCGGCTCATTACGGCTGCCAGAGGCGACGCGACGGAAACCACCGAAGACACCTTCGGCGCCGCGTCCACCGTGGTGGCGCTGCCGGCAGCGCAGAAGATCGCGGCGGGGACGACGGGGCTGACACGCAATAAAATCATCCAGGCGCGCGCCATCCTCGATACCGCGACCGGCGGCGACGTCGAGGTGATGGGCCCCTACTTTCTCCTCTATCACCCTGAAGATATCCGCTTCCTGCTCACCGAGACACAGTTCACTTCACTCGACTATGTGTCGCGCCAGGCCCTCATGGAAGGCAAGCCGGTGCAGGGCCTCATGGGCTTCAACTGGATTCCCACCACGCAGATGCCGACCATTGCGACCACACGGTATACCGTGGCCTATGCGAAGATGGGCATGGGCTGTGGCAAGAACGCCGAGGTGAAGATGCGCGCCGGTGAGCGGGCGGATTTGTCCTACGCCATGCAGGTGTTTCGCGAGGATAAATTCAACTATGTTCGCGTCGACGATAAGATGGTCGTGGAGATTGGGGTCGATACCACAGCATCGCCTGCATAAGTACTATAGGAGAAAGTCCTATGGCTGAGACTCAGGAAGAAAGCGATCTCCTCATCAATATTGAGGCGACGCCTCCGAAGTTTAATCGGCGCTCCAAAAGTGGTGCCGGGACGATTCTCGAAGTGTTTGAATTCACGCAGGGTGTCGCAGCGGGTGATGCCAATTCGACGATTCGTGTGTGCAAGCTGCCGGCCGGGGCGCGCTACATTTCGCACCTGTCGCGCATCCGGCATAGTGCCTTTGGCACGTCGCGCGTGCTCTCGTTCGGGTGGGAGGCGTACCTCAAACCCGATGGCACCACGCAAGCCGCCTCACTCACGGGCTTAGGGACCGCGCTCGACGTGGCGGCGGCGGGGACCAAAGTCTTGAACGATGCCACCGGTGCCCTGGAGAGCCGCGTCTTCGAGGGTCCGGCGGTTCTGACCTTTCAGTGTACGGGCGGCACCATTCCTGCTGGCGCGACGGTCAAAGGCGTTATTGCCTACACGCTCGGCTCGCCGAGCGCCTGAGCGTGGCGACGAACGGGGCGAACGGCGGACGTGCGAGCCGAGTCCTGGGCCTGGTGCTCCCATTGCTGCAGCAGGGTGGGCCGATCGTGTCGCTCGCCTTGCTGCTCATCGGTGCGGCGATCGTGCACTGGCTCATTAGCGAGCTGCGTCATCAGCAAGACACGACCCGGGAACTGGTCGAGCGCTTGCTGTCGTGCACCGAGATGCTGGGGCGCTTGCGCCCGCCGACTCCTTGAGACCGCACGCATGGCTACCACTCATCGCATCGAGACCGATTATGGCCTTCTCCTCCAGGAGTGGGTGATCGACGAGACCGATACCGACCCGCCACTCCTGGTCATTGGGCCGTGTGCGGCGGTGGAGATCCAGGTGATGGAGATGCTCTCAGGCACGCCGACGATCGGCATGGAGGGCTCGCTCTCGCGCGAAGGTGACGCGCTCGTGGTGTGGTACCGCCTGCGCAACGCGCTCTACACCGAGATTGTGCTCACGGCGCCCGGCGGTCATGTGTCGATCAATGCCCCGTATATGGTCCGACCGCGCGTCGTGGCGGGCACTGGCTCCGCGCGTGTGCGCATCAAAGCGAGCCGGGGCGGCGGGGTCTAACCCGAACCATGTAGGACGTTGGTCGTATGGCAGATGAGCCCATCAACTACGAACACGCGCGCGTCACAGCGCAGGAAATACGCCAGTTCGTCGAGCGGCTCTCCGATGCGGAGTGGGTGTTTGCGGAAGCGGCGCAGGCGCAGACCGAGCTTGAGCGCGTGCAGGCGGCGCTCGTGCACACGCGCGAGCAGTGGCTCACCGCCGAAGAGCACCTGGGCGACGTGACGAAGCAGCTCACGCGCGTGCAGGAGCAGGTCGACGTCGAACTGGACAAAGGGCGGGAGCGGATCGCCCTGGATCTCGCAGCGTGGAAACAGGAGCAGGCCGGTGAAGTGCTCGCGCAGGTCGCGCAGCTGGGCGATGAGCGGATGCGCCTTGAGGCCGACGTGGAGGCGCTCCGCACGGAGCGTGACGCGCTGGAGGCGCAGGTGAAGACGCGCGGCCGTGAACTCTCCAGGCTCGAAAAGCGCTTGGCCGACATCAGAAAAGCCGTTGAAGGCCTGCAAGGAGAAACGTAGTCAGTCCGCCGCCCTGAACGGCGGAGCCCCCAGACAGGAGGATTGGTGGTGGACGCTGGACAGCGCATCTACTGGCTCCAGTCGCGGGACGTGCTGGCCGCATGCCTGACGCGTGTGCAACAGGACCGTGTGCGCGCTGACCCGCATAGTGACCTGGCGGTGGGGTTGGAGATTGCCGAGGAAGCGCTCGCCGATCTCCTACAGGTGTTGACGCTCGACCTGGAGGACAAAGGCGATGGCGGAATCGCTCGCCGCGCTGACCCTGTTTAACCTGGCGCTCAACTATGTCGGCGACAAATCCATTACCGCGCCCTCCGATAGCCCGGTGTGTCAGCTCTACTACCCGCTGGTGCGCGATAAGATCTTGTCGTGGGCGCCGTGGACGTTCGCCACGACGCGCCAGACACTCACGCGCATCGCCGACGCGCCGCCGGATGACGAGTATAGCTATATGTACTCCTGGCCCACGGCCCCCTTTCCCCTGCGCGCGTTATCCATTCACACGCAGCATTTTGCCTACGCGCGCGAGGTCTACATTGCCCCAAACACGCCCGACACGCAGACCCCGGTCATTCTCACGAGTGCCCCCTCGGTCGTGCTGCGCTATATCGCGCGCGTCTCAGAGGCGCTCTTTCCGCCGCTGTTTAGCGATACCCTGGCCATGTGGCTGGCGCTCGCCATCAGTCAGCGCCTCACCGGCAAGACCACCCTGCGCACGCAACTCTTCGCCGAGCTCCAGACCCAGCTCGGGCGCGTGATCGACATTGACGGCCATCAGGATAGTCCGCCACGCGCGCTGAACGAGACGTATATCGCCATCCGTGGCGAAGACCCATTTCCGCCCATGGGCGATATTGCGGAGCCGCTCTAATGCCTCTTAGAAGTGTGCAATACTCCTTCACGGCTGGTGAACTGTCCCCGCGCCTCGGCGGTCGCGTGGACATCAATCGCTATTTCGCTGGCCTGGCCGTGTGCCAGAACTACCGCACGCTGTCCCAGGGGGGTGTTGAGAAAAGAGCGGGGACGCTGTTCGTGGCGCGGGCGAAGTACGACACACGGCGCTGTCGGCTGGAGCGCTTCGAGTTTAGCGTAGAGCAGGCGTATATCCTGGAGATCGGGCATCTCTATATCCGCTTCTATGCCGATCTCGGACGCTTAGAGAGCCCGCCGGGGACACCCGTCGAGGTCGCCACACCGTATAATGAGGCGGACCTCTTCGCACTGCAGATGACGCAGTCGGCCGATGTGCTCTACATCGTGCACCCGGACTACCCGCCGGCGAAACTGCTGAGGCTGTCGCATACGAGCTGGGAATATAAAGTCATTCCCTTTCGCCCCATGCCAGCGGCAGACGCGGACACGGACCTGGGCACGACCCTCACCCCGGGCGCGACCACGGGCACTGGTGTCACGTTCACCGCGGGCAGTGCCGTGTTTCTCGATGGCGACGTCGATCGCCAGATCCGCTCAGGCGATGCACGCGCCGTCATCACCGCGCTCGGGGGCACGTCGCCCTCGGCAACCGTCATCTGCACGATTCTGGTGGATTTTCCTTCGACCGCTCCCATCACCGCGGGGCAGTGGGTGCTCGAAGGCTCACCCGTGGTGGATCTCGAGCCCGATAAAGCTGGTCCGCAAGGGGCGCTCGTGACCCTCAGTGCCCAGCGCACGCTCGACTCAGCACCCGAGATGCTCGTGAGTGGTGGCTTCGATGAGGCGACCGGCTGGGACGATCTCTCGGGGCCGACCGTCGCCAGCGGCACGACAACCGACCCGGCGCCCGACCCGGTCAATACGACCCTGGTTGATACCGGGGCCACCTTCATGACCGCTGGTGTGGAAGTCGCGCACATCGCCTACAACACGACCGACGGCACGCAGGACCGCGTCGAAGCCGTGGTCTCGCAGACGAAGCTCACCACGGCAACCGCGGGAGCCTCCTGGCCGGCAGGCAAGGCGTACACCATTCGCCAGACCGGGACGGCCAGTATCACCGCAGGGGAGCTGCGCTTAGACGGCGGCGAAAACGGCGTCGGCTGGCGGCGTCAGACGCTCACCACGGTGGCCGGGCGCTCCTACCGTCTGGCGTTCGATGTCCGGGAAAATCCGGTGGCGGTCCTCGTCGGCACCACCGCGACGGGCTCTGAACTGGCCGGGGAAGCCACGTATCAGGTGGGCAACGAGCATGAGGTGACCTTTGTCGCGACAGGAGCAACGACCTACGTGCACTTCCGCAACAATCAGGACCAGCAGGCCGTGGTGGACAATGCGACGGTCAAAAATGTCTCTGCCCAGGCGTTTCGAAGCCAGGACGTGGAGAAGCTCCTGACCATCGCGGGTGGCACTGTCGAGGTTACCGGAGTCCTCGACGCCTCGACCATCGTCGGCATTGTCTGGGATCCGCTCGATGCTGACACGCTCGTCAACGCCGGTGCCTGGACGCTGGGTGTCAAAGCGTGGTCGGCGGAGCGGGGCTATCCACGCGCGGTGTCGTTTCATCAGGGACGTCTCTGTTTTGGCGGGACCACGCAGCAACCGTTAACGGTGTGGCTGTCCGTCAGCGGCGAGTTCGAGCAGTTCACGATGGGAAGCCAGGCCGATGATGCCATGGAAATCGAACTCTCCGCGAATCACATGAACACCATCGAATGGATGGAGCCCTTCAGTGACCTCTTTGTGGGGACACGCGGCGGCGAGCATCTCGTGCTCAGTGCTGGCCCCATCCTCAAGCCAGACGACGTGGGCCAGGTGCCCCAGGGGACTACCGGCTCGCCGCCGCTGCGTCCGGTGCGCGTCGATGCGACGACGATCGTGCACGTCGAGCGGGGGTTCCGGCGGCTCTACGAACTGACGCTCAACGAGGAGTCCACGCGGATTAGTCGCGTGCGCGATCTGACGCTCCTCGCCGAGCACATCCTCTCCGGCGGGGTCACGCAACTCGCCTATCAGCGCCAGCCCATCAAAACCCTGTGGGCCGTGCGCAGCGATGGGCAGCTTGTCGGCCTCACCATGGAACTCCTCGAAGAGGTGCGCGGTTGGCACCGCCACACGACCGCGGGCGCCTTTGAGTCGGTCGCGATCCTCCCGGTGGACGACGCGCAGGACACCGACGAGACGGAGCAGCTCTGGTGCGTGGTCCGGCGCGAGATTGCCGGCGCGACCCGGCGCTTCATCGAGGTGGCACGTCCAGGCGTCACGACCCAGGCCGAGCGCCTGGCCGCACTCACCGTGGATTGTGCGCTCGCCTACGCCGGCGCACCGGCGACGACGTTCAGCGGGCTCGACCATCTGGAAGGCGCCGCGGTGCGTCTCGTGCAGCGGGAAGCCGCAGCCGCCGTGACGCTCGCAGGGGAAACCGTGATGGTCCACCGCCTGACCGATCTGGGCAGCCAGGTCGTGAGTGGCGGTGAGGTGGAGACGCCCTACGCCGTGGAGATGCTCGACGTGGGCCTGCACTTTGATGCCCACATCACGACGCTGCGCCCCGAGATCCCGGCGGACGATGGCACGCTGCAGATGCGCAAGCGGCGCTGGGCCGCCATGCATGCGCGGCTCATCGACTCCGTGGGGCTCACCGTGGGTGGCGTCATGGTGCCCATGCGCGACGTCGCTCACCTGATGGATACCGGACTGGAACCCGAGGACGTGGACGTGAAAGCCGCCATTGGCGAGTGGACGACAGACGGGCGCGTCACGTTCGCGCAGACGTTGCCGTTTCCCTCGACCATTCTGCTGGTCTCCGGCGAGCTGGAATATGAGGAGGCCGAGTAATGCGTGACGCTTCTCGTCACGCCGTCATGGCGTTCGCGTGCCGGGCCTCAACGGGGTATGTCGAGGTCACCCCGTGTGGCGAGCGCGAGATACGGCTCATGGCCCAGGAGTTCCCTGCGCACGAGGACGCGCTGAGCGCTATGGCACAGGCGCAGCTAGGAGACGACATCGCCGTGCGGTGCCGTGGGCATCTGCTGGGTATTGGCGGGGTGGCAGCGGACTGGTCGGGCAACGGGCGCTGCTGGATCCTCCTCACGAGGGAGGCACGGTCGTACCCGATCGCCCTGGTCCGGACGATGGGACGCTTCCTGGCGTGGGCGATCGCCTTGCGCGCGTACCGGCGGGTGGAAGCGCATCTCAACGCGGAGGATGAGGAGACGGTGCACCTCGTGCTGCTCCTCGGCTTTACCTTTGAAGCCGTGTGCGCGCGCTATTTTCCGTGGGGCGATGCCTGGCTCTACGCGCGTATCACGCCGGAGGACGTATGCCCCCACTCGTCGTAGCCGGTGTGGTGGTGGCGGCCACCGTGGCGGCCACTGCAGTGAGCGTCTCGGCCCAGGCACGGCAGGGGAAAGTGGCGGCGCAGACCGCCGAGTTCAACGCGCGCCAGCAGGCGAACCAGGCCGAGCAGGAAGCCCGCCTGGGGGAGCGCCGCCAGGCGGGTGTGGAGAACGAGGTACTCGCCGAACAGCAGGCCCTGGGGTTGGACCTGGAGACCCGGCAGCAGCAGTTCTCGCGCCAGTTCGCGGAGCGCCGGGCGCAGACGCTGGGGGCCGGTGTGGAACTCACCGGCGCACCACTCCTCACGGCCGTCACCGAAGCCCGTGAGGCCGAACTCGATCAGGAAACCCTGCGCTTTGGCTCGGCAGTGCGCCAGCAGCAGCTCCGCGATGAGGCCCGGCTCGAAGGCTTTCAGGCGGAGGAACTGCGGCGTGGGGCGGTCACATCGCTCGGCATTGGCCGCGCGAAAGCCCAGGACGCCCGCCAGGGTGCCCGCCTGGCCGCGCTCGGCACCGGGCTCTCGGGCGTGGCGTCGGTGGGCCGCACACTCGTCTCCAGTGGCGTGGTCGGACCAGGGCAAGGAGGCACCGGTGGCTGAACTTCCCCCCTATCTCTATACGCGCCAGCTCCCGCGCGAGCAGGGTGTGCGGCCGCGTGGGCTGGGTGCGCCGAGGCCGCTCCTGGGCGACCTGGACGCGACGGCACGGGGCCAGGCGGTGCTGGCACGGGGCATCGAGGACGTGGCGCAGACGACGCTCGACGTCACGACACGCCTGCAGCGCGCCTCAGACGCGGCCAAAGCGACGGACGCCGAGGCGCAGGTGATGGAGAGTGTGCTGGCGCGCCAGCAGGAACTCTACCGCGATCAGTCGATTGATCCCCTGCAGTACCGCACCATGCTGGAGCAACACCGCGACGAGACCATTACCCGCCTGGCCGAGACGCTGCCAGGACGCTTGCAGGCGCCGTTTCGGGCGCAGGCCAGGGCGCGGGCCTTAGAGCCCATCGCGCGGGCCGATATCGAGGGCACGAAGCGCTTTGGCGAGGCAGCGGTGGAGCGCTTTGGCGTCTATGGCCAGCAGCTTGAGCGGCAGGCACTCAGCTCACCGTCCCCCAGTGTGCAGGCCGAAGCGCAGACCGCCTACGACACGAAAGTCGATGAGTACGTGGGCCTGGGTTTGTTCAGACAGGCACAGGGCGACCTCTTGAAGCAGGGTTTTCGCGACCGTATCGGCGTCGCGAAGGCGGAAGCGGCGATGGCGCAGGACCCCGCAGCAGCGTATGTGCAGTTCGGGAAGGGGCCAGAGGAGAATCCGACGATTCCCCCGGCGGAACTCCCGAAGCTCCGCGCCAAGGCCATGGAGACGCTCCGCCAGCAGGTGACCTTTCAGGAATCGCGCGCCGCCTCGGCGAAGCGCGTCCTGCAGGAGGAGCAGAGCGTGGTGGCGTCTGGCTTTCGGGCGCAGATTACCGGCAAGGCGGACGTGACCATCCCCGAGCTGGTGGCCCTGCTCCCCCAGGTGAACGAGGCCAGGCGTCAGCAGCGCATTTCAGAAGGCGATCACGCGGCGTTGCTCCAGGACATCCAGACCCTACGCAATCGTTTGACCGACGATGCGTACAAAGACCGCACCGTGCCGGCCATTGCGCAGCAGGCGACGCTGATGATCGACTCGGCAGAGACGCCGGGCATGCTCGATACGGCCAGGGAGTATGTGGTGACGCAGGCGCAAAACCTGAGCGTCGAGCGCTACCAGAGCCTGATGGACGCCATCCAGCGCCGGCGCGACAAGCAGGACCCCTTGAACGACGACATCGCGAAAGAAGCGCGGCGGGTGTTTCTCAGTGGAGCGTTTCCGGGCGGCATCGTGCCTGCAGTGCTCGATAAGATCAACGACGGCGTCAAAGCGCGCACGAGCGCCGGCCTGGACCAGCTCAATGAGGAGCTGCGGCGTATCTATGAGCAGGACGGGGCGTCCGCCATGCGCCAGCAGGCGATTGACCTGGGGCGCAAGTTCCGCGAGCTGTACTTCCCCGAGTCCGCGCAACAGCAGGACAGGCTCCCGGCGGGCATCCCGAAGGCGTTCGAGGGCCTGCGCACCTTCGAGGAGGCGATGATTGTGCTGGAGACCATCGACCTGCCCCAGAGTGCGAAGCGCCGCATCTATCTGCAGCTCAAGCAGGCACTCCCAAGAGCCAAAGAGGCGCCTGGCGCGCCCGCGCCGACACTCCCCAATCCTGGCCGCGCGCGCACGCCAGGCACCCCGAACTAGGAGCACGCAGCGATGCCCACCATTCCCGGCAGCGACCTGTTGAGTCCAGCCTTTCTGGCCAAAGCGGACCAGATCGCCGGCCGTCTCGGCGCCAACCGTGACGATTTGCTCGCGGTGATGGCGTTTGAAACCGGCGGCACGTTTTCGCCGTCCATCCGCAACCAGGCCGGGAGCGGCGCCACCGGACTCCTGCAATTCCTCCCTTCGACGAGCACGGGCCTGGGAACCTCCCCTGAAGCCCTGGCGCGCATGACGCCCGAAGACCAGCTCGACGTGGTGGAGCGGTACTTGACACCGTACAAGGGTCGTGTGGGCTCCCTCAAGGACATGTACATGGCGGTGCTGTCCCCGAATGCCGTGGGCGCAGATGAAGGGCGTGTGCTGTTTCGTCAGGGGACGCCGGCGTATACGCAAAATGCCGGACTCGACCGCGACCAGAAGGGCCATGTGACCGTCGGCGATGCGGTGGCGAGCGTGCTGCGCTTCATCGGGCTTCAGCCGTCGGTGGCCTCCGCGGCGACGCTCGACCAGGAGATGGCTCGTGAGATGCGTCGTGCGCGCGGTGAAACCGACGACGACGTGAGCCAGCAGTACCTCCAGGACAAGAACGCCGCCATCGATGACGAGATGGCGCGTGCGTTCGTCGCATCGCGCGCTCCCGAGCCTACACGCCAACCCCCAGACCGGGCGCCTACTATGGAGGCTCCCCAGTCGTTTTTCGGGCGCATGGGTCAGGACGCGCTCCAGGTCCTCGGCGGCGCCCGCGACGCGTTCGTAGTAACGATGCAGACGCTGAACCTGCTGGGCGACTGGATGCGGGAGAAGGGCATCGGCCCCAACTGGAAGGCAGAGGTGAGCGTGCCAGAGGTCCCACGCACCGAGGCGGTGGAAGGGGACGTCATCCGGGGCGTGAGTCAATTCCTCACGGCCTTTCTCCCGGCCACACGTCTCGTCGGGGTGCTCGGGGCCACGGGGAGGATCACCAGTGGCATGGCGGCTGGTGCTGTCGCCGATTTTGCGGCGTTCGATCCGCAGTCACCACGGATGTCGAACCTCCTGAACGATCTCGCACCCGCCCTGCGCAATCCCATCACGGACTATCTGGCCGCACAGCCGGACGACAGCGAGGCGGAAGGACGCTTGAAAAACACGCTCGAAGGCCTCGGCCTGGGTGCGCTCACGGACGGGATCTTTGCCGCGGCCCGCACGATGCGCCAGGCGCGCCAGCTCGGGCAGCAGGCAGGCGACGCGGTGAGCCAGGGACTCCGGGAAGGGGCGGCAGAGGCGACCGGCACTGCAACACCGGCGCAGGCACTCCGCCAGACGCAGCCGAGCCATCTCGGCCAGCTCACCGACGAGCAGGTGCAGTCGGCTATCGAAGCCGAGCGGACCGCGACTGCAGCGCGCCATGCGACCCGTGTGCAGAGGACCGAACAGGCCTTAGAGGCCGTGCAGCAGGGGAGTACCGACGTGATCGAGCGGGAGCTGACACAGGCGGGCGCCGTCGTGGCGCAGGACGGCTCCGTGGTGCTGGGACGTGGGCAGAACCTCCGGCGCTTCGACTCGGCTGCGGATGCCGCCACGACGCTCCTGGAGGAGCGCATCGCGCGGCTCAGTGCGGAGACGCCGACCTACAGCCCGCTCGCCGCCATCAAGCGCGCGCTCGATGTGGCGGAGGAGACGCAGCCACCCACCACAGGCCCGCGGGCACCGCTGGCGCAACTCCTGCCAGACGAACAGGTGAACCGCGCGCAGCAGTTTATCAGTCTGGAAGCCTCCGGGTCCTCCGACCTGCTGGAGCGCTCCGGCAAGACCGTGCACGTGAACTTCGACCGCATCAACACGAGTGACGACATCAAGCGCACCATTGCCACCGTGGCCGAGATTGTGCGCGACGAAGCCGAAGCGCAGGGGCGCGGCACGCAGACCATCGCCGAGATCGCGCAGGGCTCGGTCCACTCGCCGTATCGGCGGCTGGAGCAGATCCTGCAGGTCGAACCCGGCACCGCGCTCAACGCGGAGGACGCCTACGCGGTCAGGCAGGTGTGGGTGTCGTCGGCCAACCGGCTGCACGAGCTGGCCAGCCGCATGGCGCAGGGCGACCTCAGTGTCACGGACGATTTCCTCAAGCAGTTCGTCATCGCGTCCAATATCCACGTGTCTGCGACAGGCGTCCGTGCTGAAGCGGGCCGGGCACTGCGCGTCTTTGGCGTGGACATGCCGGCGACCGATCGGCAGTTCCTCGCGCGGTTTTCCGCCATCATCGCCGAGTCGAACGACCTCCCCATTGAGGCAGTGGCCACGCGCATCGCCCAGCTTCCAGGGCCGGAGCAGCTTGCGAAGTTTCTGCGCGATGCCCAGCAGGTGACTCGGGCGGACATGTTCACTGAGGTATGGTACGGCGCCCTCCTCTCTGCCCCTCCCACCCATGTCGTGAACGCGCTCGATGGCGCCCTGCGCGCGGCCTGGGCGATCCCCGAGCGCTACCTGGCGACGGCATTTGGCAACCCACGCGATATCGTCACCAACTTTCAGGCCGCCAATGCCTTTGCCTACGGCATGACGCGCAGCCTCCAGGAAGCCTGGCAATACGCCGCGCACGCCTTTCGCACCGGTGCCTCACGCTTCGGGGTGGACGCGACGAAGGTGGAAGCGCCGCTGCGCCCGGCACTGACTGCAGCGAACCTGGGCGTAGAAGAGACGTTCCTGGGGGGGATGGTGGATCTCCTCGGCGCGGCGTTTCGCGCTCCGGGGAAGGCGCTCCTGAGCGTCGACGAGTTCTTTAAGACCGTCAACTACCGCGCTGCGCTACACGAAGGCGCCTTCCGGCGTGCCACTGAGGAAGGCCTCGAGGGGCAAGAACTCGCAAGCCGCATCGTGGCGCTGGTCAATGAGCCGCTGCCCTCCTTGAAAGAGCAGGCCGTCAAGTGGGCCAATTACAACACACTCTCGACGCCTCTCGACGAGGCCGGCGCGGCCTTCGAGAACTTTGGCCGCGCGACGCAGCGTCTGGCGGACGCGCGCGAAGACTTTCTCCCACTGAAAATCGTGCTGCCGTTCATCCGTACGCCCTTCAACATCGCGCGCTTTGCTGCCGAGCGCACGCCAGTGCTAGGGAACTTCAGCCAGAACGTGAACCGGGCGCTCGTTGCGGGCGGTGCCGAAGGCGCCCTGGCGCGCAGCAAGATGGCGCTTGGCACCGGCATGCTGGCCCTGTTCGGGATGCTGGCGCATGAAGGCACCATTACCGGCAAGGCGCCGCAGGACCCGGCGCTGCGCCAGCACTGGGAGCGTCTGGGCATCCAGGAGTACAGCGTACGCATCGGGGAGACGTGGTACTCCTACAATCGCCTCGACCTGGTCGGACTGCCGATGGGCCTCATGGCGGATTTTGCGCAGAACGCGCGCGAAGAAACGCTCTCCAGCCTGGAGCAGACCGCTGGCGCCATCCTCGGGGCGGTGTTCAACGCACTGACCAGCAAGACCTATCTCAAAGGCGTGGCCGAAACGGTGGACGCTATCGCCCCTGGCCGTGGGGAAACCGAGCAGCAGACGGGCCGACAGTTTGGGCAGTGGCTCTCGCAGCGCCTGTCCTCCCTCGTTCCTCCCGGCAATATTGCCGCAGTGTCGCTCCTCGCTCGCACGCTCGACCCGGTCCAGCGCGAAGCGCGCACGCTCGTGGATAAGCTGCTCACGCGGCTGCCGGGCGCGTCGCATCTGGCCCCGGCAGCGCTCGACCTGTGGGGCCGGGAGCGGCTACGGGCCGAGCCGGTGGGTCCAGATCTCCTCTCGCCCTTTCTCTCACGCGAGTACCAGGGTGACCCGGTGGACGAGGAGCTGCTGCGCCAGAAGGTGCCGATTCGGATGCCCGAGCGCGTCATCTCTATCGAGGTGCCAGGACGTCGCGTGAATGATGAAATCCCACTCACGCCTGCGCAATACCGACGCTACGTCGAGCTGTCCGCCGGGAAGCGCCCTGATGGCAGCTCGGCGCTCAAGGACGAGTTGCGCAACTTCATGCAGAGTGAGGGCTACAACGAGTCTTCTGATGGGCCAAAAGGTGGCAAGAGCGATGGCATCCAGGATATGGTGTTCAAATTCCGCGAGGCGGCACTGGCGCAGCTCCGCCAGGAGGACCCGGCCATCGACGCGCTCCTTACCGAGCGCGACGTGACGCGACGTCTCGGCTCGACACGAGCTGGTCAGGAGCAACTTCCCGAGGTCCTGCGCGGCCTCGGCATTGGCAGGAGGTAACCCCGTGACAGTAGCCGCCGTCGATCGCAAAGCTGGTCCCTACCTCGCCAACGGCGTGCAGACGTCGTTTGCGTACGATTTCAAGATCCTCCTCGCTGAGGACCTCGACGTGTACGCCTCAGACGTACTCGTGTCGCCAGCGTCCTATAGCGTCTCCGGTGTCGGCGCGGAGGATGGCGGCAACGTGACGTTCACCACCGCTCCGGCGTCGGGCACCGTGGTGTGGATCTTTGGCGGCTTGTCCGTCGAGCAACAGACCGCGATCGCGCCGGGCGGGCAGATTCGCTCCGCCGGCATTGAGCAGGCCCTCGACTATTTGACCATGCTGCTCTGGGAGCGCATCGAGGTGGACGAGCGTACGCCCGTCCTCGCCAAAACGATCGGCACAGCGCTGCGCAACCTCGTCTGGCCGCATGGTCAACGCAAACTCCTCGGCTGGAACGCGGACGGCTCCGGCCTCACCCTCTA